TCGAGGAGAAGATGCGGCCGTCCTTGGCGAGCCAGTACCAGACGCGCGGGTTGTATCGCTGGGACGCCGAAGCCTGCATCACGAAATCCGGATTATCGCCGTGCTCGACGTGTTCGAGGGGACTACCACCGTGAAGGTGCCGGCCGCGACCTTCTGCGTGCCGCCGAAGTCATAGACGCCGACCTTCCTCCCGGCCGATCCAAGCGTCGCGTCGTTGGTGAACACCACGCCGCAGATCGTCGAGAAGGTGACCCCGGTCCATGTCGGGTTCGACGAGAACGAGGTTGTTGCCACGTTTGAGGACAGCGCGGGGGCGACGTTGGTCAGCGAGAAGCCGCCCGAGGTGTAGCCCGTGCTCGTCACCTCGTCGGTGCCGACGTTGGTCGTCGACGGGCTGCCGCTGCCGGGCGTGCCGACGTTGGCCAGCGTCTGGTCGTAGGTGCCGGTCGCTGTCGACTTGATGAGCAGCATTTTGTAGGCGAGGCCGCCCGACGAGCTGAAGTTGTGGCCGCCGGTCAGGAAGTTCAGCTTGCAGTTTGCCGTGATTGCGGTGGTCGGCATCGATCTCCCCTTACTTCACGATCCTCGGCTGCTTCGCCAGCTGATCGGCACGATGGAAGACGGCGCGGTGCACGCCCATCTGGCTTCTGGTTTCGTGGTGCAGCTCGTTGATGACGGCGGTGCGCACGTCGTCGCGGAAGAACATCTGCGCGAACGGAGTACCCTTGGCGGCGTCGGCGATCCGGTCGTAGAGGACGCTCTCCGCCGCTGCGTCGGGCAGGATCTCCTGGCTGGCGTCGGCGGCAACCGCCTCGGCGGCGCGCGCCATGCCGTGCTCGGCAAGCTTCGCCTGCTCATGGTCGTGAACGACCTGGTGATGCGATGTCAGCAGTTCCTCGATCGCCTTGCGCAGCGACCGGCTGGCGCGAATGGTGTCCGGCGACGCCGTGTCGGAGATCGAGATGACCGAGCTCTCCAGCTCGCCGATGATCTTCTCCGCCGTGATCTCGGCGTGATAATCCGGCGCATGGACGTTGTTGCCGTCCGTCATCATCAGGCGAATAACGCTGGAAGGGGGCATGTCGTGTCCTTGTGGTTACTGAGAGGTCTTGTCCTGGAGGGTGACCGCAACCTTGGTCCAGTTCGCCCAGTTCTCCAGCACGATCGCGACCAGCCACACGCTTCCGTCGGGCATGGTGATGATATCGCCGCCCTTGTTCTCGGTGCGCACCAGGCCGTCGAGCGCGCCGTTGATATAGACCGCGTTGCGAACGCCCTGAATGTTGAGGCCTTCGAGATGCTGGATATCGTTGTAGGAGAGGGCCTGAATGTTGCCCGGCCGCGTCACGGCGGGCGCGAACGAGGCCGATCGCTTGCCTGCCGGGTTGGTCGTGTATCCCTGCGAAACCTGTATCGATAGCGGGACGTCAGGGTTGACGGCCTGGATCGCTCCGTTCGCGATGTCGCGCAGGTTCATCCGCAATCAGCTCAGGCGGTAGAGCGTCCAGGCGCCAGACGCCGTCCGCCGGGCCCGGAAACGAGCCGAGGTACCGCCAGTCGTCAATGGCGTGATCACCATGTTTCCGACCAGCGTCCAGCCGGTGTTCGTGGTCATGGTGTCAATGTTGGCCGCGGTGCTGCTGGTGTTGATCACCGAGAAATCGATCGACCAGTTGACCTCGGCACTCGGTAGCGCCGTGTCCATCGCCGTCGCGAGCGGCAACGTCAGGGCGATCCCGGCGGCCGGGCCCGAGGTGATGATGCCGCCGGTCATATCGGCGACCGCCAGCGTGGCGGCCGTGTCATGGGCGGCTGCCGCTCCCTGGATCAGCGACAGCCCGTTGATGGTCGCCGCGGCCGGAGTGGTCTGGCCGAGCGTCATGTTGTCGATCGAGCCCGGCGCGCTTTTGGTCGGCGCCGTGAACGGAAATGCAAGGTCGCCAATAGAGGTGAAGAACGTGGTGCTTGCGGCAAACGCCACGGCAGAGGAAAGCGCGACAGCCGCGGCGGCCGCAAGCAGGGTACGGGAGCGGATCATGTCGCGTTCCTTGTGTTAGGATTTGATCTCGTAATTGACGCTGTTGATCATGTTGCCGGTGTCGATCAGCGGCTTGTCGAAGCCCTTTTTCCTGATCGTCGATGCGGCGAGCGGAGGCGAATTGGTGTCGCGGATGGACTGCTGGAGCTGGCCCTTGATGCCTTCGCCGGCGAGCGCCAGCGTCTTGTCGACGTCGTAATTGTTGGCGACCAGATTTTGCCCTATCGCCGGCCCCCATTCATCTTCCTTGGCCGCGATCATGTTGCGGAAGAAGGGGCGGGGCGGGATGTTGCGCGATGGCGCGCCGAATTCGTTGATGGCGGCTTTCATCGGCACCGATGTGCCGTCCGGGTCCGTCGAGTCCTCGAGGAAGCCGACCTTGAGCGTGGCGGGCTTGGTGATCTTCTCGGATATGGCCTTCAGCGTGGCCTCGAGTCGTGAGCCGCCGCTGAAGCTAGCCACCCGTCAGCCCGAGCCCTTCTCGGATTCGCTGCGCTGGCTGGCGTCTGCATCCGGTATCGAGCTCTCGACTTCCGCGATATGCTCGAGCGGGTGGTCGGGATCGGCCGGCGCCGCGCCCTCGGTCTTTTCGGCGGGCTCGGTACTCTGTCGCGCTTTTGCGCTCTTCTGCGCCTCAACATAGGCGATGACCGGCGCAAAATCCTCGCGCAGCTTCGCGATGTCGGCGGTCAGCAACCCGATATCGCCGATGGCCTTGCGGAGATCGGGCAGGGCGCCCTCTACCATCGATTTGAATTGCAATAGATCGTCCAGTTGCGCCGAGGCGCGATCGACATGCTCATCGCCGCCTTCGATCAGGGCCTCGATCTTGTTCTTGAAGGCCAGCAGTCCCGTGACGTGCTTGCCGATGACATCGATGTCCATGCTGTTCTCCTGTCAGACGCCAAAGCCGCGCGGTCCGCCGAATGGCCTGCTGCTCACGACGCCCGGGTTACGATTTGGCGCATAGCGCATTGTTCGGAACGGCGCCGTCGCCGTCCAATACAGCGCGCCGTATTTGGTCTGGATGAACCACGCCATCTGTTCTGAGACGTTGTTCGAGTATGCGGCCTGCACCGAGACAGAGCCTTGCGTCGCGCTCGCGACCCGGCCGACGAGGGTCGAGGGCTGCTGTCCTGGCGCCGGCGCCGAGAACAGGGCCGCGATGTGCCCGGTCAGGTAATTTAGCAGATTCGATTGCGTCGCCGGATCGTTGACCGGGCCGCCGCCATCGTTGCGATGGACCGACGTCGCGATCTGAAAGTAACTCGCGGCCTGCGTCGGATTGACGGTCGCGGTGAATTCCGGGAACATCGCCAGCCATGCGGTGTAGTCGAACCGGACAACCACACCCATGGCGGAACGCTCCTATGCCTCGCTCGGCTGCACCTTGTCGTCGACGACCTGGTCGGCGCCGGCGCTCCGGACGCGCTCATCCTTGAAGACCTGGCGGCCGTCATCGCTCATCTTCATCGCGACCGATAGCGGCTCCATGCCGCTCTTGATCGAATCGCGGTCCTTCGCCCAGTCGATGACGCGAGCCTTGTTCTCATGGCCGTAGATCATCATGCTCGTGACGAACTGCGAATTCTCGTTGTGTTTCATCCACCGTTCGAATACGTCGGCCGGCACACCCTCGGTGATCGCATAGCCGCCGTGGACTTCGACCAGCCGGGCGAAGATTCCTGGCACGGTCGGGCCCTTGATGCGGATCTTGGGGCCTACCGGCCGGAACACGGACACCTCGCGGCGTTCGGCCTGGCCATAGACCGGCTCGTATTCGGCGCGCTCCTCGAAATCGCGGATGACGATGCCGTGCGGCAGCTTGCACGCCACCGTTACCGTCTTGCTGGATTTCGGAAGCTTCTGGTTTTCGGCCAGCGCTGCGGCGGAGGTAGCGGCGGAATCATCTGCCGGTACCTTTTCACTCGATAGTTCTTTCGCCTTCGCCATAACGGAAACGCACTCCTGGTGCTGTTGCGGCGCGGGGCGGCATGCCCCGAACCTATTGGTGGATCAGATGCCGACCATCGACGAGAAGCCCACCGGCATCCGGATGATGGTGCCAAAGGTGCCGGCGCCCTTCTTCTGCTTGTAGGATGATGTGGCGCGGATGATCGGGAACGCGCGCAGCTTCTCGGTGAAGCCCATCGTTGCGGTCTTCTGCGTCTTGATCTTCTCGGCGATCAGCTGCATGAAGTTGCCGGCGGCTACACCCTGCGGGTTGGTCGAGTTCAGCGCGCCGTATTGCACGGCGGTCTGAATGCGCAGGCCCGGGAAGTTCTTCTTCAGCAAATCTTCGACGTTGACGTTGAAGGAGTTGGTGAAGGTGAGCGCGACTTCGGAGCCGGGCGACAGGCCCAGCACCATCTGCGTCTTCTTGTTGACGTTGCCGGCGTTCTGCGCGACCAGGTTGGTGTAGACCGCGACGATGTCGTTATAGACCTCGTTGGCGGTCGCGTTCGGGTGGCCGTCCGCGGTAAACCAGCTGGTTCCGCCGTTGGCTTTCGGCGCCGGCGAGATCGGCGCGCCGAGGTTCGGATCGTTGAACAGGCCGTAGTTTTCGAGGCCGGCAATTCCGTAGAAGCCCGACAGGTTGTAAAACCGGTTGAGGCCGTCGGCAGCCGCGGCGTCCAGCTGGCCGATCCAGTTCACGCGCCCAAGGCCGGCGCGCTCCACCTCGAGGTCGCCGTATTCCATCATGACCTGGAACCGGTACGCTTGACGCTGCGGCCAGTTGGTGTTCGCGGAGGCGCGGCCGTTCTCGTTGAAGTCGCCGTAGCTCGACACCTCGACGGTATGCTCAACGGTCGGGAACATGGCGGTCTCGGTGGTGAAGTCGCCCTTCTTCTCTTCGCCGACGATCTCAGCCGCCTCGGTGGGCGCGAACAGGATCTCGAATACCGTTGGGTCGATATAGGTCGTCAGCCACGACGGAATGCCGGCGTTCGGCGCGGTCTGCAGGACAGGCTGCGCGTCGTAGGCCATGAAGTTGTGCTTGATTTCGTCGGTCGCGTACAGCTTCACGGTCGGGTGGATGGCGCCGAGCTGCTCGAACCGAGCCGAGTCCTGGGCATAGAGATCCATCGATTCCTGGAAATTCATGTTGAATGCTCCTCTAGCCGAGACCTTGGCTCGGTGGTGGTGTTTCCAAAAACTGGTCGGTAATTCAGCCCGCTATCAGCCGAGCGCGTGGTCGCTGATCTTGATGAGTTCGCCGGAAAGGCCGGGGCTCATCGCGTACCATTTGGTTTCGACGTCGAGCGCGGTGTTGATCGCCTGGTTCGAGCCGATCGTCTGCGTCAGGTTGACGATGTAGGTACCGGCCAGGCCCGTGCCGGTGCCGAGGTCGGTGATGACGGTGCCGGTCGAAACGCCGGAACCGGTGACCGTCTGGCCCACCGCGTAATTGCCCGCGACCGTGCCGCCGATCGTCAACAGGCCGTAGGAGCCGGTCATCGCTTCCGATGCGATATTCTGTTCGGAGACCGTCAGCGTATATCTACCGACGCCGCGCAGCGCTTCTCCGGCTTCGAGCGGGAGCACCTGCGCGACGATCTCCGCGCCGCTCGGCACGTTGGTGCCGGCAACAACGGTGCCGTTGTAGAGCGTGCCGGAAGATACCGCCGTCACGGTCATCAGGTTGCCCGCGATCGACGCGGTGAAACCCGAAGTCTCGGCCGCGATCTGCGAGGCGGTCGACGTGCCGCCGCCGTCGGGCGAGCCGGTCGCTGCGAAACGCACCGAACCGTCGGTGAAACTGGCGTACGCCTTCTGGCCGATCAGGGCCTGGTTCGCGCCGACGTTCTTCACGACGAAGTCGCCACCGTTCATCAGCGTGACGCCGAAGCCGGACGGCACGACCATGCTCGATTCCTGCAGGTACTGCGTAATCAGGCCCTGCTGCTCGCGGTGCACGAAACCGGTGACCGGACCGGAGCCAAAATTGTTGGCGACCGCAGGACCGCCGACGTCGTCCTCGGCGGCATCCGAAGCCCATGCGAAGCGGCCGACACGCACACCGAGAAGCCCGGCCACGAAGGCACCGGCGCCTGCGATCACCGAGAACCTCGGATTTGCACTGGAGAAGTCGCCTTCAACGCCGATCGCCGGCTGAACGGTCGTCACGGTCTGGAAACCAGTCATTGGGGTTGTTCCTTCCGGATAAACGGGGTTGGCGCCGGAGGCCGCTCTACGGGCCGCCGGCGTTGGTTGGATTCAGGTATGGAAAGGAGCGGACGGCCTAACCGACCGAGATGCGCGCAGCGCCCGGGAAGCGCTCGGCGAAGCTCTTTGTAGCCGCGGCGTCCATCGCCGGTTTCGGCTTCGGAGCCGACGCCACCGCGGTCTTGGCCTGCATCAACGCCTTGAGCGCCGGCACGCCGGTGATCTTGTCGGCGTCTTCCTGGCCGAGCACGGTGAGAGCCGCCTGATAGACGCCGTCGACGCTGTCGAAGGCGCCCTTGAGCGCGCCGACATGCGGACGGACATCCTCGCGAGCCGCCGCGATATCGTTTTGAAGCTTGCGCTCGGCCTTGACGGCCTCGGTCACGGCGCCATTGATCTTGGCGTCCATCGCCTTGCCGGCCTTTTCCTTCTCGGCCTCGGCGTCCTTGGCGGACTTTTCCTTGGCGTCCTTTTCCTTCTTCTCGCGCTCCGCCTTCTCCTCGGCGGTCTCCTCCTTGTCTTCGTCCTCGGCGCCGCCGGGCTTCATCATGTCGCAGGCTTTCATGAAGGCGTCTTCGGTCATGTTGCCCTTGAGGAATTCCTTCAGGCCGCCGCCCTCGGCGTCCATCGTCTCCTCCGGCATCAGATCGTCGTCTTCGTCCTCGACGGTCTTGTCGCCATCGACCATGTCGAGGATCGCCTGCAGACCCTCGATATTGCCGTCCGCGCCGAGCTTTGCGTCCTTGGCGAGCTTGCCGGTCGTGAGTTTGCTGATTTCCGTAACCAGCGCGCCCTTCATATTGCCGAAGGTCTTCGGCTTGACCTTGGCGAACACGGGGCCGAGATCGAGCTTGGCGTCTTTCGCCATCAGCGGCTTGAGGAAGGGAACGAGCGCGCCAACGGCGATCGTCGCCTTGAGGCTCTGCATGCGGACCTTTGACATGGTGACTTCTCCGTTGGTGGTGTTGGTGTCGATCGCTTCGTCGCCGACGACGACGTCCGGGCCGGCGCGCCCCTCGCGCACCAGTGCGACATGATTGCCGACCAGGTCGCGCATGACCCCGTCGTATGCTTCGCCTTCTGGCGTGGTTCCGGGCGTCATGTCGGCGCGGTAGCGGTACGCGCTGGAAAGCTCTTTCTTGACTTCTGATTCTATATCGTCGATCGCCTCGCCAGCCCAAAACACCAGACTGTTGTCGAGGAACCCGTCCGCGAAGCCGCCATCGGTGCCTGTCGACCCGATGACCAGGTCCGGGCGATGATCGCGCGCATCTACGGGGACATGGCGCGACAGGATCGGGATGTTGTTGAAGGTCGCCGCCGCTTTCGCGATCTCTTGCGGATCCCGGTAGAGGCGATATAGCTTGTCCAGCTGCAGGCCCAGCTCGGCCGCGTCCGGAATCTCGCTGCCGAGATATTCGCAGACGTTTGCCTTGCTGATATGCGACTTTTCCAGGTGCAGGCGGCCATCGCCGTCGTAGCGGCGGACGGTCTTCTTGTCCAAGGCGATCGTGCGACTGCCAAGCGCTTCGTCCATCGCCAACTTCATGCATGACGTCGCGTCGGACATCTGATAACCTATCGCTTCCTGACAGATGGGTGAGCCGCCAAAAGGCGGGGCCAACGCCGGTTGAAACCCTCTGATGCGCTAGCGGGGACCGAGATCGCGCATGATCGTTTGAGGTCGCCGCCGCAGGTTCGAATCCTGCTCTGTCGGGAGTTTCCAAAAACTACTGATCCAGAATCGGACCGAGCCCCGACAGCACCGTCGATGGAATTTCGTTCTTGTCGAGCTTCAGGTCCGACGCCTTGATGTGCGCGAGGTCCGCGCCGCCCGGCGCCGGCTGGGCAATCAGCTCGCTGTATTGCCGCGTGAACTCGACGCCTTCAGGAGTACCGTCGACGATCTGAGTGCCAGCCGGTTTGTCTTTGAGTACTTCCTTCACGATCGCCAAGCGCGCCAGATTGTAGGACTTCTCCGCGGCCTCGAGGATCGTAATGTCGTTGGCTATCGTCAGGCGCAGCTTCGGGCTGCCGTATTCCCACGGCATCATCTGCACTGATTCCTTGCCGTCGCTCTGCTTGACGATGACGGGATGGACGTCGATCGAGCGCAGCGCGCCGAGGATCTTCAGGCCCTGCTCGATCGTGATGGTCTGCGGCCTGTCGTCGGCCGCGGCGATCGCGGTGGTGGCGAGGATTGCGGCGAAGGCGATGGCGGTTACTGTACGCATGTACTGTCCTTTGGGTGTGGTTGGTTTGGTCTCATGAAAAACCTGGAATGACCGCGCGCGCCACGCACCGACAATTTGGCAACTCGCCCGGAAAGATGTGCTTGCCGACCGCCGGATCCAGCCAGCCCTTCGACGTATCGTATTTTGTCTTGTCGCGTCCGGCCTTGACGTGGGTCGGGCGCGGGTGCTTGCCGCCGCCCGAGTGAACCCAGACCGCCTCTTTCACGCCAAGCTCGATGTGCCGCGCGCGCGTCAGCGCCGCGGTGGCCATGTTATTCTGCGATCGCGCGATAAATGCCGCGCGCCGCTTTGTAACGCCGAACTGCTCCTCGAGGCCCTTGGCGATCGCGCCGAGATCGCGGCCGGTCTGCACCGATCGCATCACAAGGCCCTCGACCTCGGTCATGTATTTCGCCGGGATCGATTTGATCAGCGTGATGTTCTGGTTGACGGTTGCCTTCAGGATGTCGCGTTGTGCGGGCGTCGGGTCGAAGCGGACCGAAAAGCCGCCCTTGCGAAGCATCGAGCGAAGCGCCGCGTCCGATCGCTCGGCCACCGCGGTCGAGAAATAATCCGCCAGCTTCGGTGCCAGCTCGTCAAACTGCCGTTGCCAGCGCCGCGCCAGCTTGCGGACAGCCTTGCGCAACGCGGTCGACGGCAGTGCGTCGTCCTGGGCGATTACCGGTTCGTTGGCGCGATAGGACGCCTTCAGCCAGTATTTTACCGACGCGTTCATTTCGTCGATGAGCTTGAGCAGACGGTGCCGATAATCGACCTCAATCCCGACGTTGGGATGAACCGCGCGCAGCGTGAGCGGTTTTGCGGTCTTATTCCTTATCGCCGCCATTGTCGTCTTCTTCGCTGCCGGCCAGCTTCTCGGCCGAGCCCTTCGGCTCGAGGCCTTCTTCTTCCTCTTCCTTCAGGTCCGGCACGTCGTCGGCGTTGAGGCCGTGGTAGGCGGTGTCCGGGTCGTTGGCGATGCGCTTGCGCTCTTCCTCGGGTCGGATCGCGCCGGCATCTATCAGAATCTGGCCCGTCTCCGCCTCGGTCTTCTTGACCTCAGCCTCGCCCTTTTCGTCCAGCGACCAAAGCGGCTCATAGACGAACTCGATATCCGGGTCGACCTTGCCCCAGATGTTCATCTGCGCAAACGCGATCACCCTGCGAAGGTTGGGCGAGAAGAACTGTTCCTGTTTCGACTTGATCGTGTCGTAGAAGGAGCGAAGCTCCGGCTCCGCCGTCGCGTTGAGGCCGTGCGGCGAGATGCCGAGCAGCTTCACCAGCGGAATTCTGCTGACGGACGCCATATGCTCCTGCGCCTGAGCCTGAAGCATGTCTAGCGTGCCGAGCGGCGCCGACACGTTCTGGAATTCCTCCGTCTCCGAATCGATCATCATCAGGCCGCGGTTGTCCCGCAGGCCGTTGAACAGGTCGGCGCGCGCGAACAGCTGTTCGCCGCCGGGCGTCAGCGTTTCGCCGAGATTGGTGCCGAGCACGAACACCGAAAACGCCCGCACGATATCAGCCACGCTCTGTCGGATATTCAGGAAGTTCTCGACGTACGGCTTTGCCATCTGCGTCGTCGACAGGCCGCCGAATGAATAGGCCGGCTTGAGCATGTCGGGGACTTCGTGTCCGACGAACCGCAGGCAACGCGAGGCGTGGATTTCCTTGTTCATCACGAACCACATCTGCGGATTGTACCAGTCCGGCTTCAGTGGGTCGTTCGAGTTGTAGTTGGTCGGGTACGTCCAGACGGGTTCGATGACAGCCAGGCGCTTGAGGCTGCCCCTTTCGAACTTGTTCACGCTAATGCGGTTGTCGCCGTTGCCGATCGGCGTCTTCAACTCGTCGCGATCGTCGGATTGCCCGGTGTCGAGGTAAAGATGCGCACGGCCGAAATAGCCGTCCACCGCGCACAGCTTGCAGAAACTGTCGCGGACCTTGAGCCGGTCCAGCTCGTCGTTGAGCTGGCCGATCTTCTTTGTCTTGTCTTTGTCGCCCTTGGCCTGAAGCCGGATCCACTTCCGGGTCATCTCGGTCGCGATGGTCTCGACGATGACGCGGTATTCCGGCCGCTGCGCCAGTTCGGCGAGATAGGGATAGCCGAGGAACGTGACGCCCTCGAACGCCGCATTGCCGAGGCTGGCCCACGCGCCGCCTGCCCAGGCCGCCACACTGCCCAGCGATTCGTCGGCGGCCATGCGCCGATGCTGCGGCACGTGGTCGATAAGCTGCACCGGGAACTGCGGCAGCTTGAACGGATCGAGCCGCTGGAAACGCGGTGTCGCCTGGCGCGCCTTCGATATCACCTCAGGGTCTATCTTGATCGGCTTACGCTCGATCGGCGCCGCGGCGGCCGCGATCGCGCCGTCCGCAAGTTTCGACTTGACGACACTCTTTGCCAGTCGTCTCGCGGGCGCGCGCCGTGCCGTCCGCCCCTTCAGCTCGATAAATTCCATCGCCAGTTGGGCGGCGATCTGCTTGACCAGCTTCTTGCGCGCCTTTTTCACGACAGGCGCTTTCTGCGAACCGGCACTTGCGATTTTGCGATAACCTCGGCCGATATCACAAGCGGCGCGCGCGCCGTGAAGGTAAGGTAATCAAGCGCCCAGACCGCGGCATCCAGCCGATCCGGCGAGCCTTCGAGAGCGTACCCGTCGCTGGTCATGGCGCACATCTGGTCCTCGAGCTCGACGAAGTCGCCAGCGTGGGTGATCTTCTTCTGTTCATAGAGAGCGGCAATCGGCTCGGCGCGTATCACCTTGCCGCGGGATGCCGTAACCTCGGTGTAGGAAACCTTCTTGTCGATCGAGCGGATGACATGCTCGACCATCGCGCCGCCGAAGTTGCGCTCGGCGACGATCCGGTCGGCCTTGAATTCGTGATACGCGGCGACCGCCCGGCGCCCCCAGCCGTCCGGAGACAGCTTGCAGCTGCGGTCCGCCAGAATGTAGCCGCGGCCATCAACGCCCTTTCCGGCGACGATGATCCCGATCGGGTCTCCCGCGTCTTCTTCGCCGGCGGTGCCCGACGGGTCGATCGAGACCACGACGCGCTGCATGTCCGGCAACGTGACCTGCCTGCGCGCGTCGTCGATCATCGCGCGCGTCCACAGCGCGCCCGGAATGTCGTCCAGAACCTCGGCGTCCAGCTCCTGCCGGCCCAACCGAGTGCCAGCGTACCTGTCGAATACCGCCTCGAGGAACGAAGGCGGCAGGTTCGATGCGTTGTCGGAAGTCTTGCCGCGCACCACCCGCGTCAGCGAATGCCGCAGCAGGTAGCGGATCAAGTCTATCGGTCTCGGCGTCGTCGTAATGCAAGCGCGGGGATGAACCCCAAGACGCAGTCCGAACTGAAGCTGATCCCACGATTCCTGCGCGTAGACCCACTTCGCCAGTTCGTCGCACCAGGCCGCGTCGTGTTGCGGGCCGCGGAGCTGATCCGGTTCGGTGGCGTTGTAGAGCGTCGCGATCGCGCCGTTCGGCCAGGTCAGCCGCCGCTTGGAAGGCTCGTAGATCGGCTTAAAATCCCTCGGGTGGACCTGCAGAAGGCCCGACCCTTCGTCCTCGGCCTTGCCGTCGCCGACCATGACCTCGCGCGCGTCGGCTGCCGTCTCGGCAATGAGCGCCAACTGTCTATATCGCCCGCGGCCGAGCGGCGTCGATCCGCAGACGTTGTCGCGAACCCACTCCGCGCCGGTTCGGGTCTTGCCGAAACCGCGCCCAGCTAGCAGCAGCCAGTTTTTCCAGAGTGGGTCTACCGGCTGGATCTGGTCAGGGCGCGCCCAAAACTTCCAGTCCCAACGAAGAGCTTCTAGCTGGTCGTCACTTAGCCCGGCCAGAATCTTCGCGCGGTCTGATTCGGGCAGCGATGCTAGCAATTCGGCTTGTGATGAGTTCACGGGGACTGACGTCTTTGGTTTCGATCGCGCCACCGTTCTTGCCGGTCAGCTCGACGAGCGACTTCTCGGTTTCGCCGAGCTGATGCTTCGACATGTGGATGGTCATCGTCACGCCGGCGCTGTTGGGCATCTTGGCGTGACGAAATTGCAGGCGGCGCAGGCTCAGCTTGAACTCGCCTTTGCCCTGGTCCCAAATCTGCCGATAAGTCGGCTCCTGCAGGCGCCGCTTCAGCGTGCGTAGATCAAGTTGAGTTCCGGTCGCGATCAGCCCCGCACAGATTTCCTCTTCGGTCGCGCCAACAGAAGCCAAAGCTTTCAGGATGTCCTTGTCGATCTCTATTCGAGGCCGCCCGCGCTCGGCAGGTTTCGCAAGGAGAGTTTTCGACTTCGTCTTGCGCGCCATAACAGAAGGCCAAGGTTTCAAAAAGAGTGGTGGAAACAGCCATTTGAGAGCATCATGCGGCTAAATAACCGCGAGAATCGAAAGGCTCTTTCATGACCGTCCAGATCAACCCCGACGGCGTATCCGTCAAAGGCTGTTCCTACATCTACGCACCGCGCGGCCAGGCCGGCGAATACGCGCCGCTCGCCGCAAATCCGTACCGCGGCTGCGGCCACGGTTGCGCCTATTGCTATGTTCCGCGCGTCACGAAACAGGACCGCAAGGAATTCGACGCCGGCGCCGTCGCGCGCGGCGGCTACCTCGACGCGCTGCGCAAGGATGCCGTCAAATATCGCGAGGCCGGCATTACCGAGCAGGTCATGCTGAGCTTCACCAGCGACGTCTACAATCCGGCCGACATGTCGCTGACCAGGCCGTCGCTCGAGCTTCTGATCGAACACGGCCTTGGCATCTGCACCCTGACAAAGGGCGGCCGACGCGCGCTTGCGGACATCGACCTGTTTCGGCCGAGCCGCGACGCCTACGCGGCTACGCTGACCAGTCTGGACGACCGGTTCTCGCAGAAGTGGGAACGTGGCGCCGCGCTGCCCGGCGATCGCATCGCCGCACTCAGTTCGTTCCACGACCGCGGCATTTTCACGTGGGTCAGCCTGGAGCCGACCATCGACGTCGAGAGCAGCCTCGCGATCGTCGACGCGACGCACGAGTTCGTCGATCTCTACAAAGTCGGCCGCGTCAACTACCTGCCGATCACCAAGACCGAGGATTGGGAAAGCTACACCCACCGCATGATCGACAAGCTGCAGAAGCTGGGCAAGGCGCATTATATAAAAAAGGATTTGCAGGGCTTTTTGCCTCCCGGCTATTATAATCCGCTCAGAGTCCCGCAACACCATTGAGGTGCGCCAATGTCCGAAGACCTTTGCACCAAATGCCGCGCCCGACCGCCGTCGCATAGAATTTGGCAGGCCGGCACAAAGCGCCTGCTTTGCTGCGAGTGTCACGTCGGCGAAGGTAATCCCCCGGCCGATTGGCACCCTGACTGCATGCGAGCTGCTTATCCGCTGCGGGTGCAGCAGCACCACTGACCGCGCCGCGGTCTAAACAGGGAGAGAAAATATGCTTGGTGCAATTACTGCCGCTAGCGTGCTGTCAATGATTACGCTGATCCTGATTTATTGGGAACTTCGGATAATTCGCGACCGGATGGGACGGTAATCGTAAGCGACAACGGCCACTGAGGCTCAGACCATGAACCATCGCGTCGAACTTGCTCGGATTGAGCTCGAGATCGCCGAGAGTATGACAACCGTAACGATCGCAGAAATCTTACCTTGGCTTCGCAATCGCGTCGGTGGTGACCCTCGCCCCTATAACGGCGATGAGATCATAGCTTGGGTGGAGCGTGCCGCCGCCGCTGTTGGGCGATCGAAGGGGTCTCAACCCTTCCCCTTGAGCACCAGCCCTACGTAGCGCATCGCCGCGCCAGTCCGCCCCTCGGCCTGCCACCGCTTTTCGATGGTGCAACTCATCCGCCGCGCCAGTCCAGCGATCGCGCGGTCGATCACGGCATCCTGTTTCTTCGACAGCCCGACGATACCGGTCCGCAGTCCGGTCAGGATCGCGACCGCCTCGGGCACGATGTTCGATTTATAGGCAAAGCCCGCGCCCTCGGTCAGCACCAGGCCGAGCTGCTCGCCGGGTGCAACGCGCCGCCGGTCGGCGATGATGATCGCCTGCACCCACGGCGAGCCGTAGCTGTCGAGATCGAAAATCCCGAACTGCTGCAGGTCGAGCGCGCGCATGACGCGACGGTTGTCCGCGCAGAACATCAGCCGGCCGTCGCGCTGCGGTTTCAGATCGCAGCCGGCATAGCCACCGGCGTCTTTCCAAACCGCGGAATACATCTCGCCGGAACCTGCGAATGCGTCGAACACGGCAGCCTTGGCGCCGACGGCCTCGAGGACCTTGCGCCGCACCGCGACCTTGGCGCGGAAGGCCCGCGGATTGTTGTCGGTCTTGCCTGGGCCTTTCTGGTCGAGCGACATCAGATCACTTCGACGTTGGCCGCCTTCTTGCCGTTGCCCTTGCGGGTTGCGGAATCTACGAGCTCGTAACTGACGTGCTGGTCGGTCAAAAGGATGTTCAGCGATCGCGACAGGTCGGTGCGATGAACGAAAACCTCGTTGCCGCCATTGTCGGGCTGGATGAAGCCGTAGCCCTTTTCGTCGCTGAAGAACTTCACGCGGCCTTGAACGCGAACGCCTGGCATCTGTTAACCTTGGTTGTTTGGATCGGTTGTAGTCCGAGATATGACCGGCATCCGCGGCTGTCCGCCGATTTCCGTACGCTCGGGCGCGATCGTGAAAACCTCGCCAGATTTATGAACGACGTGGTTCGGCATCAGGTGGAAATGTTCCTCTGGTTTCGGCAAAACATCTTCGAGCGCTTTCCCGATCGCCATGCCCAGCGTCCGGGTTACCGAGAACTCACTCTCGTCCATGCCATCCGGCAAGGCTTTGAGGAATGCGTCGACAAATTTCTCGTTGATGCTGGTCATGGGTACACCGCCTGTTTCTGTTTAACCTATATTGATCATACCCAACTCGACTTCGACGCCGGCGAACGGCTTCATCGCATCGTTGAGCGCCTTGAGCGCATTGGCCTGCTGTGCCAGCGGCCCGCGCACGCTGATCCAGAATTCGTCGTCGACGGGCCCGGTCTCGATCTCGTGCACCTCGAGGTCTTCCGGCTCCTTGAGCAACCGGCTCAGCTCATTCGGAGAAAAGCCGAGGCCGATGGCATCTTCGCCTTCGTCGCTGAGTTCGGATAGAACATCGCGCAGGATGTCCTGGTCCCAGCTTGAATTCTCCGGCAGCCGATTGAGCGCCAGGCCAAGCGCTTTGTAGCCGGCATCGCTGAGGCCGGCGACCACGCGGCATTCCGCCTCGGTCCGCCCCATGCGCTTGAGCGCTTCAATCGTGGCATGGCCGCCGACGATCTGGCCGGTCGGCCGGATGACGATGCGGTTGACGAACCCGAATCTGTCGATCGAGGAAACGATCTGCGAAACCTGCGATTCGGAATGCCGACGCGCATTGCGCGGATCTGCGACGAGCTTGTCGATCGGTCGCGTTTCGTCGGTGATGACCGGCGAAGTCGGCTCTGCCTTCGGCTTTGCCATCGTCAGCCGATCAACATTGCTGCCGCGCCGAGAAGAACCACAGCTGCGACGCCAAACACGACGAACGGCCAGACGGGCAAGACCTTGTTGTTGTCGGCCGCCGGCGCCGGCCGAGGATATGCGCGGTGCGGCTTCGGACCGGGATTGCTGAAATGTCTGGCCATGACACGCGTCTCAGTTTGGCGAAAGCATCTTTGCATCAAGCGCCGACCGGCCTGGCGCTGGATCGCCGCATACCCATGCCGTGATCGATCGCGGCGCGCAGTTTCGGTATGCGGCTTCCCGCATCATCGCCATGGTCGGGCGAGGCGAGGGCGCGCCGGCGCAGCCGATCGGCTCACTGTCGCTGACCGCGTCAGGACGGCGCCGCCCCGGTTTCGCGATGTCGGTTTGTCGCGATCGCGGAAACTGGCCGGCATCGCGTTCGAACAGCTGGCTGCCGGAACTGTCCATGCGGTCTCGCGTACGAGGGGGTGACAAAAATGGTTGGGCCCGGTCTTGCTCAATAGCCACGCCACGGGTGCGCAATGTACATTGACGTACCTTGAGGCACCTCGACATACGTCTACCGCGCGAGCGCCGTCAGGCGCGATCGCTCTCGCGGCTCAGTAGATAAAAGCTGATGTTGTGGGCGGAGCTTGTCGGGTGATCGCGAGCTTGTCGCTCGCTCCCGGCTCTGCCTCGTTCCGTGGCCGTTGGGCACACGTGTGGATTTCTGCAGGCGCGCGTAGAGACGTCGCGAAATATTCGGCAAGTCAAGAGACAAAATCGCTGTGACATCCAATGTTCATAGTCAACTCGTTGATGCTGTTGAGAATAATAATTCCAAGTGACATCCGAAACCCGCTGTGACATCGCCCGAAATGTCACGCGAATTAACCGATTTTAACTTTCACTGCCAGCTGATTTGGGGGAGCTCTCAGCGTTGCGTTCTCGGCCGCAAGCACGACAAGCGACTTCGTAAAAGCCCTGAGATGGGCGGAGTAGGGCACCGCTTTCTCGCCTTTTCGCATCTGCGTCTGGCGGTATATTTTGTACGACCGATTGACGTCTGCGAGGCCGCCGTTTTGACGCGAGGCCTCGACGCGCGCCACGACTTCCTCGACCGCTTCTTCGGCTTCGCGTTGCAGCTGATGTTCGGTGCGCCAGACGGCGCCCAGCATGCCCGATACATTTATGAGAGCGTCGCGGACTTCGATGGCCGGCAGATCGATCCAGCCTTGAGGACACATCGCACCGACGGATTTTATATCGGCAAGACAGCGCGCCATCACCAGCTCGGCATGGGCCGGCTTTCCGAACCAGAGCGCGGCGAACTGGTCGAGGCTTTTGTCCGGCTCGAATGATAATTTGGCGGGCAGGCCGGCCGGCAGGGTTAGCACCAGGATGGCGCGCGCTTGTAGCGCCCCGACATAAGCCTCGATCAGATCATCCCGGGGCGCCATTTCCGGCCGTCATAGCAGCCGGGTATTTAACCGCTATTTCACGTGAAACAAAAACCGGGCCAAAAACCGGGAAAATCCCGGTAAAAACGGCACAAAAATCAGCTCATCATCCTGATTTTCCTGCAAAAAAGGCTTGCGGCCCTCGCAAATATGCGGTTATATAACCGCATTCCAACGGGGCACCGCCCCACCTCGCGAGGGCCCGCAGCGCCCGCATTGCCTCGCCATTGGCGGAAATGATGGGCGGTCGCGAGTACTTGCTGTCATGCAAGATGTTCTGTTGCCCGTCGGGCCGTAGGATCAAATACTCGGCTAGTGCGGC